GTAACAATGTTGCAAATCGGTGTATGGACTAAATTTTGTCCATCTAAGTTTTTATTTGAAAAGTTAGGATTAAAGAAATCAGAACTTTAAGAGTTACTTATGAATCGGTTTGCGAAAATATGTTTAGGTATAGCAGGTGCTATCATGCTCACTTTCTTTGCAGTACAAACTTGTATTGTATTTAGATGGTGTGAACCCTCCTACTTTCTTGCCGAATTTGGATATGGTTGTGTTATTGCATTCATGCCACCATTCTTCTATGTGGTATATGATTTCATTCGTACTACAAAATTAAAAGAAGCAAATGTTGATTTACAATTAAATGCTATTGATAAATCTAATTTGGTGGTTATGTTGGATATGGATGGATACATCTTATCAGCAAACAAAAAGTTTTGTAACACAATGATGTGTACTGAAAAAGAACTAAAGTACAAACAACATAAAAGAATGGTCTCAAAAGAATATGCTGATAGTTTAGAGTATCACGAATTTTGGGAAAGGTTAAAGAGAGGTGAAAGTATTACTGGTGAATTTGAAAGAATTGCAAAGGATGGTACATCTCGTTGGTTATTTGGTAACTACACTCCCATCCAAAGTTCAGATGGTAGTTACAATAAAGTTCTAAAGATAGCAACTGATACTACACTTCAACACGAATCCGAAGTGTTGGTAAATCAGAAAAACTCTTACTTAGAACACGCTGCGAAGATTCTCCGACACGATATGCATAGTGGTATCAACACATATATGCCAAGAGGATTATCATCATTACAAAGAAGATTATCTGAAGAAAAAATTAAAGAGTTAAAAATTGATGCTCCACTAAGGATGTTAGCAGAAGGATTGAAACACACACAAAAAGTTTATGCTGGTGTTAAGGAGTTTACAAACTTAGTTAAGGAAGATGCACAATTAGATATGAAGGAATGTAACTTATCAGAAATACTGAGAAATTACTTATCCTCTACATCTTATGTTTCACAAGTTAAAATAGATAGGTTACCGTTCACTCAAGTAAACGAACCACTCTTTTGTACTGCAATAGATAACTTAATCAGAAATGGATTAAAGTATAATGATAGTAGTACAAAGGTGGTTAAAATTTATATGGAAAATGATTCTACAATTTGTGTGGAAGATAATGGTAGAGGTATTACTAATGAAGAGTTCATTGAGTTATCTAAACCATATACAAGAAAAAAAGGACAAAAGGAAGGGGGTTCAGGATTGGGATTAAACATTTGTATCGCAATTTTGAAAGAACATGGTTTTAAGATAACTGCAGAGAAGTTAGACTCTGGTACAAAATTAAAAATTAAATTAAAATGAACACAATGATTAACTCAATCTTGTTAGTGGATGATGAGGACTTATTCCACTTGGTATTTGAAGATGCTTGTAGTATCTTAGATATCACTCTATCTTTAGAGGCACTAAATTCATCTGATGAAGCAGATGAAAAATTCAAACAATGGTTTCCAGAAAACCCAGCAGATGAAAGGCCCGAATGTGTATTTGTTGATTTGAATATTATCGGTTCTTCATATGATGGTATTGAACTTATTCGTAAAATCAATTTTGAATATGGTAACGGATGTGTAATTGGTATTATCTCATCTTCAGATGATAATCAAGAAATTGAAAAAGCAAAATCAGCAGGTGCACAATTTTGGATTATTAAATCCGATGATATTGAACCTCGATTAGAAGAATTCAGAAAAGATTATGAAGGATATCTAAACCGAACCGCTCCATTCAAAATTTATAAATAAGTTTTACAATGATTGAGGTTACGAAACATACGAGAGATATCCTATTGGGTGTTGCTAAGAAAAGGAAAGTTTATGTTGAAGGAAACTTTCTTAAACTCTTAAAAGCACCTGATGGGGATACCGAGTTTGAAGAATACCTACGGTTGTGTAAGGAGAAGGATTCTACTGCTCGTAGAAAACGATTACAAGTAACTAAGCAAGTTCAACAACAAAACAAAGAGTTGGTTGATAAACAAAAGGAAACCGATGAATTGATGATAGAACTTCAACAGGCATTGGAATCTGCAAAAGAATCTGAAGAGGAAGCAAATCAATTAAGACAAGAAGCCGAAAAAGGAATGGGTAAAGCATTAGAAGATTTGGAACTAATGCAAAAGAAAACACAATTTGAGTTAATCAGTACAATTGTTAAAGTAGCACTTTATGTGATTATAGGAGTTGGTGTTCTCACAACTGCTATGTATGGGTTAGCATTGATTTCTGGTACTGATACACAAATCATAGGTTCTACTTGGAGTAATATGTTTGGTATTCTCCTAACTAACGCATTCTCAATCGTTGGTACGATTATGGGTGTAAAGTACGCAACTGAAAAAGAATAAAGATGAGTCCTCAAATCATAGATAAAGTTAGTGTGGAAACTTACTATGATGTATTATCCATACCATTTGATAGGGAAGTATCAGAACCACATCATATCAGTTCTATCGTAGATTTTAAGACCCTAAGAGAAAATACACAAAATTTTTTATTAAAACTACCCATCGTTCAGTTCACAGGTAATTTTAAGGCAGGTGGTTTGGATTCTAAACAACGATTGTATCTAATGAGTAGTATGAATGATATCTTCTTCGTAGACACCCTTAAAACGAATTATGCTAAGTGTGTAACCAAACTGATTAATGTTCCCGATTTAAGTGGAAAGGAAGTTATTGAAAGAACCGATGAGCATAGAAGTATTAAACGAATTAGAAAATCCGAAAGTTATGAAGTTACCTATAATGAGGTGGATTATGTAATTGAAATTACCGAAGAGAGTAACGGAACATTTACCAGCATTATGTATGGAGATAACTTCGTAATGGATTATATGTTAGAAAAAGATATCCTTGAGTATTTCTATAAGAACAAATAAATCACTTTTTTGTTTATTGATATTTATATATTGAACAAATATTGATAACCATATGTCAACTGATTTTGAATTATTTCCTGGCAAGGACCTTAGTGGATTGTTTCAGGATATTTACAACAACCAAATAAATAAAAAGAAACACATTTCTGATATCATTCATGAAATGAGAAAATCAATTCGTCATTCAGGTGATATGGCAGTAATTGGTCCTATCGTTAAAGACCTTATTGATACTTCAGTAAGAAATGATGAGCAGTTGATTAAGTTGGCAACTATCGCACAAAGAATTATAGCATCTAATCAAAAATCTGAAGGTGATGATGGATTCTTAACTAAAGAAGAAAGAGAACAACTTTTACAAGAACTTCAAGAGGTAGAAGATGAGGTTGCAAACAATGATAAAGTTGAAGAAGTAAAATCTAAAATAGAGTAATATGCCATTAGGTAATAGTAGAGTATCAAACTCATTAGGTTCATCAAATCGTGGAGGTGTATCTTTATCCGATATCGAAGTTGGATATGTATATGATGTTATTTTAGACGAAAACAATGAAGGTATTTCTTCACTTGATAGAAAGGAAGAGGCATCAATTTACGTTGGTGCAATTAGATTTAGACTTTCACGAGATTTAAATACTGCTGATGATAAACTTCCAATTGCATATCCATCTTTAAATGTAACAACATTACCCGTTCGAAATGAAGTAGTTAAAATAATAAATAATCCATCAGGTGGATATTTGTATGAAAGAACAGGGTTTACAGTTTCTCCAAGTACAAATGCAGAAGAAGATACAGTATCTAAGAACTTTGGAGGTAAAGAAAAAGAAGGTGCAAGTGCTAGTAACTACTCAAAAACATCACAAACCGGTATTACTCGAAGTTCGGGTGGTAGTAATATTGATACTGATGGATATGGTGAGTATTTTGAAGCAAATAACGGAATTCATAAACTAAAGTTATATGAAGGAGATACTTTAGTACAATCACGTTTTGGTCAAAGTTTAAGATTTTCAGGATATAATAATTCTGATAACGTATTTTCTCCAACTATAATTTTAAGAAATGGAGAAAATCCAACAACTATTGATGAAGAAAATTCTATAAACACAACAGTTGAAGAGGATGTAAATAGAGATGGTAGTACTATATTATTAGGTTCTGACCAATACAAATTAACATTTCAACCTGGTACGGTTGATGATAATGGTACATCCGATTTCGAAACACTTCCCAATTCCTTTAAAGAGTACCCATCAGAATTATTAGGTAATCAAATATTACTTAATTCGGGAAGATTAATATTCTCAGCAAAAAATGCCGAAATGATATTTTATTCTAAAAAGAATTATGGATTTATTTCTGATGGTGGATTATCAATCGATAACGCATTCGGTATTGATGTAGATGTAAATGATGATATTAATATTACTACAAACGATAGAGATGTAAATATCAATACAAATAACGGAAAAGTAAACGTAGGTAATACAAATTTAGAACCTATTGTTAAAGGAGATACGTGGTTAGATTTAATGTCACAATTAATAGATGCGATAAATCAACAAGTATATTTAACCCCCGCTGGTCCAAGTGCAACTGGTCCAACTAACAAAGCAACTTTTAATAAAATAAAAAATCAATTAAAAACTGCATTGAGTGAACTTAATTCCGTTTCCTAATGTCTTGGTCATTATTTAAATCAAATATAAAACGAAGATGGGATAGACCTGATACGATTAACAATATTGATGAGGTTGCTGAGTTATGGGCAAATGAATATGATGCAGCCATTAAGCGTGGTAGGGATTCACTACATTTCGTAACTATTCAACAAGGAAACAAATCGGGAATGCAAAGTTTATTTAGATTAGGATTGCAGATGGGTAGGTTGAGTAGTTCACGTTCATTTAATTTAGTGAATGAATTTGGTAAGGGTGTTATTACATATTGGACTGGTGCAACACTACAATTAGCACCGATTCCAGCAATTCCAGCACCAGGTTCTATTCAAAATATTGCAGTTACAAGCAATCTTGTAACACTACCAGGTACATGGACACCAGCACCACCCATACCACCCTCTTCAACAACTGATGTATTTATTGATGTATTTATTACTGCCGCAACTATTCATTTAACCACAGTTCAAGGCATTGTAAATACTATATCACTTTATCCTGGTGCACCACCCGTGCCAGGGCCAGGAGTTTTACCTTGGTCAGGATATACCGTATAAAATTAAAAAAACCTAAATCAAATATTTATACAGAAAGGAAAACATTATAATAATATGGATACTGAAAAATTAGTAAAAGCAATTCAAATTATTGTTAAAGAAGAATTAAAAACTATTGTCCCAAAGTTAGTTAAAGAGGGAGTAAAGAGAGAAATGAAACAACTCTTAAAAGAAAACAAAGAGTTGAGAGAATCTTTAAAAAAACCAAGAACTCCAAAACAACCAACTTTTATGGATGAACCCGTTGTTGAAACAGTAACTCAACCACAAAGACAATTAAGTAATAATCCCGTGTTAAATGAAATCTTAAATGAAACTCAGGGATTCAACTCAGGTCAATCAACGAGTGAGGAATATAGAACTATGAACTTTACTACGAATATGGCACAGGGTGGTGTTGATGGTATGAGAGCACAGATGGCAGCTAAAATGGGGTTACCTGATATGAGTATGGGTTCTCACCCATCGGGATTAGGAGTTCAGACAGGTAACGCAGGATTGGATAAAGCACTAAATAGAGATTATAGTGGTTTAATGAAAGCAATTGATAAAAAGAAAGGTCCGTTTAGACCAGGAATGTAATTATGGCAATAGTATTAGGACAGAAGAATGTAAAGGATACCGAATCGTTTAGTGATTACGCAATAGGAATTACTTTACCTATTCAGATTACTAATACTGCATTTGCTCAATCGTTCACAACAAGAGAACAGGTTTCATCAAATATTAAAAATCTATTACTAACTAAAAAAGGAGAGCGTATTTTACAACCTGAGTTTGGTAGTGGTTTACAGGGATTGTTGTTTGATTTTAATAATGATGAATTACCAACAAAGATTGAAGATACAATTACAGAGGCATTAGAACAATGGTTACCTTATGTTACAATTGATAGTATTGATGTTGAGCAAACTGATTACTTAAAGGATAGAAACCGAGCAAATGTTTCCATTAAATTTAAAGTTGGGGATGATGTTCAATTAAATGAGGTAACATTTACAGTATAAAATGGCAATAACAAAAATAAATAAAAATTTTAAGAATAGAGGAAAGGATATTAAATATCTCAATAAAGATTTTCAATCTTTTAGAGGTAATTTAATTGAGTTTGCTAAAACTTATTTCCCAAGAACTTATTCTGATTTCAATGAATCATCTCCAGGTATGATGTTTATTGAAATGGCATCTTATATTGGTGATTCTCTTTCATACTATGTAGATGATACATTAAAAGAATCATTAATGGTTCATGCTGATGATGTTGAAAATGTAATATCATTAGCACAATATCTTGGTTATACTCCAAAAGTAACATCTCCATCAGTAACAACTATTTCGGTTTATCAATTAGTACCTGCGATAGGTAGTGGTGTAAATAATACTTACGATGAAACTTACTTCTTACGTATTAAAGAAGGAATGCAATTAGAATCAGATAACGGAACTAATTTTATCACTCAGGATGTAGTAGATTTTTCTAATGATACTGATAGAGAAATCACAGTTTATCAACGAGATACTGATACGGGAGAAATTACTTTTTACTTAGTTAAAAAACAAGTAAATGCAATTTCAGCAACTATTCAAGAAGCAGAATTTGATTTTGGTTCTTATGAAGCATTCAGAACTATTGATTTAGGTGCAACCAATATAATCGATATTTACGATGTGCGAGATGGTAATGGAAACAAGTACTATCAAGTTCCATACCTTGCACAGGAAATGGTATTTACCGATTATCCAAACACAGAAGTAAATGACCCCGATTTGTATCAATTCAAATCAACCGTACCTTATATTCTTGAAACAATTAAAACCTCAAGAAGATTTGTAAGAAAGGTAAATGGAGATAGTACTACTACAATTCAGTTTGGAGCAGGAGACCCTTCTGCAAATGATGAGGTTTTAATTCCTAACTTAAAGAATGTAGGTTTAGGA